TGAAGAATGTGATTTGAGGATTACCAGTTAAGTAAACGTCTTGTGCGCCGTAAGCGACGAGTTGCATTAAACCTCCACCCATAGGATTATATACAATAGGAAAGATAATATTTTTAAAATATTTTTTAATTTTTTTTTTGAGTTTGGATAAATATTTCTAATATTATGACAAACTTTTTATACGTAAAAGTAAGTTTTTAATATATTTTTTGATACTTTTAAAATAATTTATTGTCCAAAAATATAATACCTAAATTACATAAAGTATATTTAATTTAATAGAATATATGTCAAGCAAGGGTAACGACATCAAAAAAAATTCTACTCTTGAAAATAAACATAGAATTAAAGTTAAAGAATTTGAAAATGATAAAAATAGTTTATTATCTCTTGAAGAACAATTAAATATTATCAATGATGAAATTTCTAATCTTGATAAAATTAGAGAAAAATTTACAAATACTGAACAAAAAAAAAGAGCAACACTATTAGATAAAAAAGAAGATATTGAAGCAAAACTATATGAACTAAAAAATAATATTAATGAAATGGATTATTATGATAAAACTGGTGATATATTGCTGACATATTATAATATTAAAGAATCTGATAATGATGCAGTCGAATCAAAGAACATTTTAACATTTTTATGTACAAAAAAAATAGTTGATGAAAAACCAAAAAATAAAGTAAATAAATCCGAATTGTTTGAAAAATATTGTCAAATAACAGAAGGCGTAAGAGTTAATCCTGATGACGGAAGTAAAAGAATTAAATATTGTTTAGAATGTAAAATAGAAAAAATACTAAATTTAGTTGAATCATCTTATGTATGCCCATTATGTGGAGACATGGAAACTATTATAATGGATGAAGATGTACAAATCAAAGATTATTCCCCATATAAGAGATTAAACAGATTCCGAGAATGGTTAAATGCATTCCAAGCCAAACAAACACCTGAAATTGATGAACAGGTCTATCAAGATATCATAGAAGAATTAAACAAACGTCGTATAACTGATTTATCTACATTAAATAGAGATAAAATGAGAGCAATTTTGAAGAAACTTAAGTACAATCATTTGTATGAACATACTCATTATATTATCAATAAATTATCAGGTTCGCCACCACCTAGAATTACAAGAGATATGGAAAAGATGTTTATTAGAATGTTTTTAATGATTCAAGAACCTTGGGCAAAATATAAACCTCAGGATAGAAAGAACTTTTTATCATATGGTTATGTATTGCATAAATTTTGTGAATTATTAGAATTAGATCATCTTTTAGATTGTTTCCCTTTACATAAACAATTAGATATTCTAATGGAAAATGATACGATTTGGAAGAAAATATGCACTGATTTAAATTGGGACTTTATATCATCATTTAAATAAATTAAAATTTAATAAATAAAAATCTATTGAATTATAATGAATCATATAATACACAATATATCAGTTATACTAATTTTTGTTGGTATAATTTTATTAACAATTAATTTAACTAAAAGTTACAATAGATGTCCCGCAGCTATATTAACCAAACCATATGTTGATCAAAATACAAAAAATCAAGATAGACCTTCAAAGATATTCAATAAAATGTTTAGTCAACCTGATGTGTGGATGGGATATGCCGATTTTGATACCAAAAATGCTAAAACAAAATTAAATAGTTCTTAAAAATCTTAACCTATTTTGTAAATCATTAAATTAATTTTAATATAAAGTTAATTTAAAGAAATAAAGAGATATTATTTTAATGTCTGTAGATTATCTTACTAAAGATGCAATCATTCCTCCTAACCAAAAATATTGTGTAATGTCACTCTGGATGGACGATGATAAAAAGACTATTAAATATCTTAAGGTCAGTGGCGCTTTTTTAACTGTAGAAGAAGCTCAAGAACAAATTCAAATTTTAAAACAACCAGGTCATTTTAACTTTGTAGCAGAAGTAGGAACATGGAATGCTTTTGATCCTCTACCAAATAAATGTGATTTAAATGATCAATTAAATAAAATGATGGAAAATTATTTAGTTGGAATGCAAAAGAAAAATTATGATTTTGAACAAAGAAAATATACTATGATTATTAACAATGTTAATGACAATTTAAAAATTAAACAAGAAGAATCAAAAGAATATGAAGAGAAAAATGATGAAAAAATGATAAAGAAAGTTAATGAACAAATGAAAGCATTACAAGATAAATTAAAAGAATATCAAGAAAAACTTGAAGTAGTTGAAAATAAAATAAGTAATGTAATTATAGATTCAAAATATGAAGCAACTGTTGATGAAAATTTTAATCAAAATGTACCTGTAAAATTCACTGGAACAGTAAAAAGAACAGATGAAAAAGTACATAATCAAGAATGGTATTGTGTATCGTTTTTATCCGAGCAAGGTAAATCATTGGTAGGAATCAAAATCAGTGGATGTTTTGAATCAGAAAGTTCTGCAAATGACCATTCTTCGGCTTTAAGAGACATAAATGAAAGTTTCAATGTATTAGTTGGTAAATTATACGAATGGTCTCCTTTCAATCCTGACCCAGATTCTGTTGAAGCAGGTGAATCTGAATATGCAGACCCTCAATTAAACGAAACTATGAAGAAGAAAAAAGAAAACGAACACAAAGCTAAATTATATCACGAATATAGAAAGAATGAAACTATCAAGAAAAATATCGAAGATTTAATTAATAATAAAAAGAAAGAATTATCAGATAAATCTAAAGATGAGTCCTTAAAAACATCAACTTTAGAAGAACAAATTAAAAAATTAGAAGATAAAATGAAACAATATGAAGATAAAGAAAAAGAATTAGCATTAAAGATTGATCCTAAACTATTAGAACAAAAATATGGAAAAAAGAATGAAACAGAAAATAAAACTTTAGATGTTTAAAGATAAAGTTTACATTTTTATTAAAGATAAAATATATTATTAGTTTTTGACTTTTTTCACTAAAAGTTAAAAAGTATTAGTTTTTGACTTTTTCTACAATTAATTTGATATTGTTTCTTTTTTTAGCGATGGCCTCAGCTGGGTCAAAGAGTGGTAATCTACGATTCCATTCTTTGTCGTAGTGTTCTTTATGATATTTAATATATTTATGACTTCCGATTGTAAATTCGGGAACTTCTTTTGCTTTATACCAATATACTTTATCAGTTATATTTTTAGAGTGAATTCTGTTATCAATAACCATACAACCAAAGTTTTCTGTAACTTCAGCAAACACTTGTTCAAATACTGCTAAATTTGGAAACATACCAGCGTAATGTTCGTATAATCTTTTTCTATTGCTTGGGAAATCTTCTGCTAATAAAAAAATATAATCAAAGTTACTTCTCAATTCAGGAGGAATACCCAAAGAGAATTGCATAGTTAAAATGAATGACATATGGTGGTGACGACCGTTGAAAAATAATTCTAAAATTTGTGGATCTTTTAACCATTCGCCTTTACTTGACATGCAGTCGTCCATAATTAACATAACCCTATCATCTTTTAATTTCTTACCTTCTTTTTTCCTTCTTTCATTATCTTTGTTTAATCTAGATTGTCTTTCATAAATTTTAGATAAGATTTCAGTATCGAATTGGTCAAAAATATAAGAGTCTGGACAGAATTCTCCATAAAATCTATTTAATTTTTCAGTTCTTGAAATTACAACAGCTGGTATCTTTCTTTTATGATAAAGGATTTCTCTTGTTAAATATGATTTACCTGAAGCTCTTTTAGCAATCATAGCAATAGTACAATGTTCTGCCATTTTATCTATAGGAAATCTTTTTAATTGTAATCTAGATGCACCAAATCCTACATTTTTTACACTCATTACTATAAAATAGAAAAAAATTGCCACATTTATTTTTTATAGTAATTTTCTATCTGTATGCCAGTAGAAATTCCTCTTAATCAAAATCAAATTAGTGAACTTGTTAAACAATATGGAACACCTTTACAAATATATGATGGAAATCTTATTAGAAAAAATATCAGAAAATTCCTTGATATTATGTCAGGAAAAATTAAAAATTTTAAACAATATTTTGCTGTAAAAGCTCTACCTAATCCTTATATTCTTCAATTACTTGTTGAAAATGGTGCATATTTAGATTGTAGTTCCTTATCAGAATTAAAACTAGCTGAAATGGTTGGTATCAAAGGTGAAAAAATTATGTTCACTAGTAATTACACATCAATTGAAGATTTAGATTATGCAAAAAAGCTAAATGCTATTATTAATTTGGATGATATATCCTCTATCAAAGACCTTCATTCAATTGGTATGCCTGAACTTTTATCATTTAGATTAAATCCAGGTGTAGGAAAAACAGATTCTGAAACATTATCAAATGTTTTAGGTGGACCAAGTGCTAAATTTGGAGTTGCTGATTTTCAAATAGTAGATGCATATAAATTGGCAAAACAATATGGAGTGAAAAGATTTGGACTACATATTATGACTGGTTCAAATATTATGGATGTTGAATATTGGAAAGATATAGTAAAAATAGTTTATTTTTATGTTAATAAAATTCAAAAAGAAGTAGATATTAAGATAGAATTTATTAACATTGGAGGTGGTGTTGGAATTCCTTACAGACCCGAACAAATGCCAATTGATATTGAAGAACTAGCTACTGTAATTCAAACAACTATGAATACAGAAGGTAATAAATATAATATTAATGACCTAAATATATTCATGGAAAATGGAAGATTTATAACTGGACCATATGGTTGGTTAGTTTCTAAATGCAATGTAATTAAAAATGGATATGCTAAATATTATGGTCTTGATGCATGTATGTCTAATTTAATGAGACCAGGAATGTATGATGCTTATCACCATATTACAGTATTAGGAAAAAGCACATTAATTTTTCCTGGTATTAAACTAGAAAAATCTAATGTTGTTGGAACATTATGTGAAAATAATGATTGGTTTGCTAAAAATCGCGAATTACCTGAATCACAAGTTGGTGACCTATTCATTATTTATGATACAGGTGCTCATTCTCATTCCATGGGATTCCAATACAATGGTAAATTACGAGCACCTGAAGTATTAATTATTGATGATGGATTTTTACTAATTAGAAAAAGAGAAACATTTGAAAACTATATATCTACTATTAATTTCAACTTGTAAATATATAAACAAAAACTACTTATTCATTTAATGAAAACAATAAAAGTATCATATATCGATTTTTGGGCGGAATGTGGAAATATACCAGTTAAATTTGATGATATTAATAATATAGACCACTGGAAAAATTTAAAAACAAATAGAAATTTAAATAGAATAGATTCAGGTGTTGGACTTTTTCACAAAGAACATTTAGAAAAACTATTGGATAAAAATATTATTTTATCCTCTCCTGAAAATGCAGATGTAATTATTTGTTCTGGATTTGGAAATCAACGATATAATTATCCAAACAAAAAGAAAATATTCTTAAGTTTTGAATCAGGTTTTAAAGTATTAGATTCTAATTTACCAAATACTTTATATTTTTCTGCTAATTTACCTTTGAAAGAAGGATTATTTTATTTACCATTATTTACTTGTTATTATGGTTTTAAAATATATGATGTAATCAAAGAGCCAAGATTAAAACTAACTGAACAAGAATTTAATAATAAAATTGATTGTTTTAGTTTAGTATCAAATCAAAGTTGTCAATATAGAAATGATTTTTTAAAAAAATTAACAGATAGTATACAAGTTCATAATTATGGTAAAGTTTTAAAAAATATAGATAATGAAATCATTCAAAGTTCATGTTGGTATGATCCAAGATTAGGAGATTATATAAGAAAATATAAATTTATTTTTTGTTTTGAAAATACATCAAAAGTTGGATATCATACTGAAAAAATAATGCATGGATTTAGAAATAAAGTAATTCCAATTTATTGGGGTGACCCTGTAGCTAAATTAATTTTTAATTCAGATGCTTATATTAATGTTAATGAATTAGGAATTGATAAAGCTTTAGAAAAAGTTAAGTTACTTTCTAAAGATTTGAATGAATATAATAAAATGTTAGAACAACCTATTATAAAAGATACTTCTATTTACAACAGAGAAGATATAGGAAAATTTACAAATGAAAATTATTTTATTGATACAATAAAAAAATATTTCAATTAATTTTACCATTCAGGTAAAGATGTATATACTTCAAACTCAGGTTGTTTGAATGAATTACCAGAATCTTTAAAAATATTAGATTCCTTAAAAATATTAGATTCCTTAAACATTCCTACTTCAGGCTTCATAAATGTATTATTAACTGGATTAGGATTAGAAAATTCTTGTAGAGCATTAGCAGGTACATTGCAATCTGCAGCTACAAAAACATTTAATATTTTATCATTATCCCAAAACATAATTAATCCAACAATAGCTGATACCAATAAAGGTAATTTGATTTTGTCATAAATTCCTGTTCTTTCTTTACATCTTTTCTTGTCATCTACTACTTGAAACCAATAAACAACACCAAAAGTAATAGCTAATATCAAAAAATGCTTTAAGTTAGTTGGAATAGTGTCCATTAATATATATAAGAAAATTTAAATAAATATTTTCTAGTTTAAAATAATATGAATAATCTTAAACTTGAAAGAATAATTAAATATATTCTTATGGGATTAGTTGTTGTTATGGCTACTCGCTACATACCTGAATATGTAATTCCTACTAAAGAATTAGTAATGATAGGTGCAACTTCATCTATAGCTTTTGCAATATTAGATATGGTATCTCCAGCAGTAAAAGTTAAATCTAATAAAAATAATTAATTTATATATTTAAATAATTGCTAAAAAATTTTCTTTTGTTTTTACTAGAGTCTTTTATTGAGTTATTACCACCTGTTTGATTGTTTTTTGCAGGTTGAGCTCCATTACTGTTTGCAAAGATTTCTTGGTAATCCTTTTCATTAGTTTCTGGTCTGTAAGATAAAGAGGTTTCTAAATCAGTCTCCCCTAAATCTTTTTCTAATATTTTCTTAATTTTTTCATCAACATCACCTCCCCCTTTTTTATTAGAATTTGAATCAGAAGAAGAATCTGATAATGTTTTAGTTGCTCTGGTCATAGGAGTATCTTCTGAGTTTTTATTAGCATAATCGCTAGAATGGTAATTTGCAGTCAATTTATTTTGTTGTGTGTTATTACCATCACCGCTTCCACCTACTTTATTTTCATCTTTATTGATAATGTCTAATATTTTATCATTGAGATCTTTTTGTTCTGATTTATCTTCAAATCCACCCATTTGAACTTGACCAGGTAAAGGAGGTGCAGAATTATTAGTACCATCTTTCAAATCTTTATTAATTAATTTTTGAATATTTCTTTCTTCTGCATCTGTAATATTTCTATCAAAATCATTTATTTGATTTGGTTCTAATTCTTCACCCAAATAAATTTCTAATATTTGTTTCAAAGGTAATAATTTTCTGATAGCTTCTTTAATAGATTCTTTGATTAAATTGATTGTATCACGTTGATTTCTTTTTAATTCAATTGGAGGATATTGATGATACATTAAATATGGATTATTCCATAATTCTCTAGCACATTCTATGTAAATTTTATGAATAAAATCTTCTATTTTAACATTTTTATAAGATTGGGGGTCTATTTTATTACTATTTTTAGAATTAGGACTATATGTTAATACTATCATATTTGCCTTTAATGTAGCTTTTACTAAATCAGGTAACCAAGCAAAACTTTTTGAATTATTCATAATTCTATCTGATTCTTGTTTAATCATTTCAGGATTCCATTTAGGAATTCTTCTTAAAAATGATTGGAATACTTTAAGAACATTATCTGCTCCATTTGATACTTTTACTGCTTCTGTGTATATAGATTGTAATCCTTCATATACTAAAGGAGTTAAAACATTAACTAATTGAGTTGTATATTCATATTTAGTTTCAACAAAAAAATTAATCATATTAAAATAAGTTAGATATTTTTATATGATTAAACTAAAATATTTTATTAATTATTGCAACCAGTTACACCATTGCTACCTCTAGAACCTAAAATTTCATAATCTTCTTTTTTAACACATACACATCCACCGCCATTATTGCTACCAAAATTGCATGATAAATTTGTGGGTATGTAGTTTTTTAATTCGTCAGCAGACATATCTTTTTCATTTAATTCTTTAGGATAGGGCCATCCGGAATTAACACAGCATGAACGAGAGCATTTATTAGTGTCAATTCTTAAAGGAATCATGACGTTTTCTAATTTTTCTACTATTTCGTTTTTTTCTTTGTTATGACTATCTTCAAGCATTGGCATTATGAATAAAAAGAATACTAAAGCAATTACAACTGCATAAATTAAAAAGTTATTTGCAGCACCACCAGATTGGTTAAATGTATTTCTATTGAAAACCATATACTATAAATTAGATATTTTTTTTCTATTTTATTATAAATGAAATTATTAAAAAAAATCTCTGAAAACTCCAAAAAAAAATTTACTCAATTGAAAAAAAAATTAAATATAGAAACTAATTATACTATTACTTTCGATACTATAAATAAGGAAAAAAAATTAGTTTTAAAAGAAGATAAAAAAACTAAATTAGTCGGTGACTTTAATTTTTATGGAATCTATAATAAAGATACTCAAATATGGAATTGGGCTAATATAATTCCAGAAGTTGATATGAAACAAATTAAATTTATTGAACAATTAAGAATGAAAGCATATACTTTTGAAAAAAATAATGATTCATCTGAGGTAAATGTATTTTTTTACCAATTTTTAACAAATGATTCAATGGTTATACCTTCAAAATATGTAGGGTTAATAGTTGATTTGATTTTATACTTAACTGATGATTTGTATATTTTTAATCCAACAAATTCTGTTAATAATATTCAATTTATAGGATTATCAAATATCTTAGAATTGCATTAATTTTATTTATTTGCTATACTTATATTAAATTTTTTGCTTAATATTTTTTTATCTTTACTTGATAAAGTTAAAAACTCTTGAGTTTTATCTATCTTTAGACATAATTCAATCTCTTTTACTGTAATATCTTTTTTATAACTTTGTAAAATAGATATTAACAATTCTTCTTTACCATTCTTAAATAAATAATTTGCTAATTGATTTAGATATATAATTTCATCAATAGATTTATTTGAAATTATTTTTAATAGATTATTAATGTTTTTCTTGTTTATATTTTTTAATGACGTTTTATTTAAATCCGAGCTAAATTTTTCAACTTTAACATCAAAATCAGGATTTGATTTATTGATCCAAAATGAAGTATTAAGACAAGTATAAAAGCCGTGTATATTTTGTAAATACCAATTTTGATCTGTATAAATACTAGTTTCTATGTTATCACCCCTCGATATAGAGTCAGAAGTTTTGACCAAAGAATATAAAGTTTTATCCCAAGGCTGTTTAGTCTTTGTTAGAATTTTTTTTATATAATGTTCATGAATCATTAATGGTAACAACACTTTTTCTGACTCATATAATTTCATTACAGTTTCATAATCATTATAAGAATTTAAAATTTTCTCTGTTGCCTCATACAACCCAATATCTATATTTTTTTGACGAGATTTTTCAAAAAAATCTTCTAATTGTTTCAAATCGGTAATTTGTTTATAATGATATGAGAGTTCTTGTAATATATTGATTAAACGCTTAATATCAAATTGTGAAAAATTAATTATTTTTTCATAAATTTCTTCCTTGTCAGTAATCTTAAAATTTTCTTTGATTGAAATATTTTTAATTAAATTAGTAATCTCTAAAGAAGATGGGGAATAGAATCTTATTTCCTCGCAATTCTTTTTAAGATCATTTAATAGTTTAGAATGCTGATTATTGGATATAAATATTAAGGGAAATGAGTTAGTTTTATTATTTTCCTTGAAAATTTCCATAATATATTTTTTTTCAGAAGTTAATGAGATGTTCTCAGTTTCATCAAAAATAACTGCTATTCTATTATTTTTATCTTTATGAAAATTTAATTTTGATAAAATAGAATTCTCTTGATTGTAATATTCATCAAAATCATCTAGATTACGGAAATCTTTAATTTCGTTTGGATTGATTACTCTTACAATATATCCTTCATTTTCAAGTATCATTTTTACAGTTAATGTTTTGCCTATTCCATGATTGCCTGAAATAATGATAGCATTATTTTTTGTTTTAACTTTTAAACTAGATAACCAATCTTTAAATTTTTTCATTTGCATTTTATGACCTATTATTTGATTTAAATTATTTGGACGATATTTATTAATCCAAAGTGACTCCATTAATAAATTTAATAATTTTATGTCTAAATATGTTTAAAAAAAGTTTAAAAAATTTAAAAAATTAAAAATTATTTCTATTCTATAATATATATACATGGATAGCTCAGAAAGATACAACAGAAATGAAAGAAGAGGTAGCTCTTCTGTTAATGACGAAGTTCAAAGATTATTACGCAAAAACGGTAAAATCTCATCTCAAGACTTCTTAAGATTAAGAAGCCAATACAAAGATGACGAACTTGTCAACAAAATCCAAGCCGCCTATGCTGAAAAACAAGGCAACATCGTAAAGAAAGCCAAGAAATTCGCTCAATTAATCAGAGAAAAATACAGCCAAACCCAAACTCCTTTCCACCTCTTATTAGAAAAAGCCTACAAATACAAAACCAAATACGGTTTAACTGATGAAGAATTCGCTGAATTCCAAAGAATCTACGAACAAGAATTAGTTGGCTTAAAGAGCACTGAAGTAGTTCAACCCGCCAACAACTTAACCAAAGTATTAGGTGGTGTAACTTTAGATTACCACGGTTTCCAAGGTAAACTCAATGACAACGACTTCAAATACTTACAAGAAATCTTAAAACTCCACGCTACTTCTAGACCTTTACATGCTCAAGTATTATTACAATCTATGCAATACACAGATTGCGGTGCTGAAGCTTTAAGTGCTACTTATGACAGAAACTTACACAGAGTTGGTGAACACGTACACCCTGTAGTAGCTGCTCTCTTCGTACCTAAATTCAAAATTGTTGATGAATTCTTCTTATTCTCCAACATTGCTGGTATCGTAAAATGCAGATACAACGGTGAACCTTTACAATCCAGACCCGACTACGAAGTATTCTATGCTTTAACTACTGACCCCAATGACGTAGTATGCGACAACAGATCCCCTGTTCTCGATTTATTAAACAGAGCTCAACTCCAAACTCAATTATGGAACTCTGTTTTACACTTAAGAAACGGTCAAGTATACAATGCTTCTTTCAAAGACTTCATTGGCTCTGTTGACATGTGCAGACTCAATAAACAAGATACTCCTGACTTATTATACGGAAGATTCGACGGTGTAATCATCAAAAGATTATTATCTGCCTTTTCTTTCAGACCTACCGTAGTAGCCACAACTCCTGTAGCCGTAAGCACTGTAGCCTTCAACCCTTACTTATTAAACGTAAGACCCCAAGTAACTTCAGTTCCTATGATCAACATGAGAATCCCTCCTCAAATGAACGATACTACCACTGTTGACTTACAATCCGCCTTAAACCAAAACCAATTCTTCTTAGAAGGTGGCGCCATTGTTCCCAGAAGCACCTCTTTAATCTGGTCTCGTGGTCTCTTAGTATTCTACGTTGACAGAAGAGCCACTTCTATCAGCTACAACGACCACCTCAACCAATTCTCCATGGCCACTTTACCTTCTTCTGTAGCCATCGCTGGTTTTGAAAGACTCAACACCCGCCCTGTAGACTTCCAATACACTATCACCATCAAAAACGAAGATTACAGATTAAGATCCGTTGTAGTTTCTGAAGTCAACCAAACAGCTGCTCCTAACAGCAACCTCGTAGTTGGTTCTTCTGCCTTAATCATCACCCCTGACTTTGCCAATTACATCTGCTACGATCCTTATGGTCCTATCAAAGCTACTGGCACTAAACCTTACACTCAAATCCAAAATACTTCTTCTCACATTGAAGATAACTTCGAAGCCTTAGCCAAAACTAGAGGTAACGTATTCATCTATGCTTCTACTGGCAGCACTGAAGGTGAAAAAGTATTATCTTTATACTAAATTATTAAGTTAATTTAATTTTTATATAATAATAATATATTATTATATAAATTAAAAAAAGTTAGCAGTAGAAGGCAATGTTCTATTTATATTTTTAGTGTTAATAGGTAAGGGAGGTCCTACAGGTTGTGTACTGATATCTCTCAAGTAACCAATTTTTTGGTCAACATTTGAAATTACTGTAGGAAGTATTTCTCCAACAACTCTACAATTTAAATCTTTGATTTGTCCCGGGATATCAAAAGGTAAATTTCTTGAATATTCAATAAATACATATCTCATAATAACGATTAAATTAGATTCAGCTTGTGGACATATTAAAAATTGTTTATTAGTTTTATTATATACACTCATAATTAATTGTTTGTTAATTAAATCAATGTTTTCTTTTGAAAAGAATGCATTTTCTAAATCACCTATGTTACATTCAGATAATTTTAATTGATTTTTAACTAAATATTTTCTTAGTTCTTTACCTTTTGCATTATCAGAAAAGTATGCATTTGGCATTTGTTCAAAATCGAAAGAAGGAAACCCTTTAGGATTTGTTAAAGTAGGATTATCAATAATTGCTGTTTTTTTTAAATTACTTTTCAACATTATATTAAATTAGAAAATATTAATTAATATTATCTAATTTATTATTTATACGACTGTATAAGTTTCAATTACTTGTTTATCATCAGGAACTACAGGGTCAGGATAAGTAAATAATGATGAAGAAAATACAGATTCTTTTACAAAACTGTCACCTTTCTTAGTAAATATAGATTTCTTGTTACCTTCATCACCTGCATAGATTACCCATTCATATTCATCATATCTTCTTTGTCTGACCATTAATGAACCAATACGATAATCAGGTTTGTTTAATAAATTAAAGCTTTCTTTTTCAATCTTGGTCAATAATTTACCTACTTTATTATTAAAGAATTCAGGGAAACAATCAGCAAAAACTGCATTTAATGGTGTAGATGTATTATTAATAGCATTAGCAATATTTGTTAATAATGATTGAACATCTGGTTCAATTTCATTACCATCTGAACCTCTGAAAGAATCAGCTTTAAACATTTCTTTCATTTTATTTCTTAATTCAGATTTAAAGTTTTTGACAGAACCATTTAATGGGTCATACATTTTACCATAAATTTTATATTGCTGGTCTGTTTTAACTTCTTTTATATCAGCAAAGTTAGAATCAATTACTACCATGTAACCATAGTTAGGAACATAATACTCAACATTATTAATCTTGTATACCCAGCAACTATTACCAGTATTATCTGTTTGAACATCTTTAATAAATACATTGTTTTCTAATGAAAAATTATTAAAATAAATTTCATTTTGTTCTAATACAGCACATGCATGCAAAAGTTGGAATAAAACAGATCTCCAAACTTCAGGTTTGTGATAACCAGTAGCTATCATTTTCTTAACTGTACCAAAAGATTGGTATACTTTAGAATTCCATTTAATTATATTAGTATTTGGAGCTTCAGTAACAGCAACTAATAATTTACCAGAGCTTACAGTTAAATCATCTTTTGTTACAGATGCTGGTGCTTTTCCGGTAGTATCCGCTTTTAATTCTTCTACAGTTTTCTTTAATGCATGAACTTTTGCATCTATCAAATCTTCATAATTTACACTAGTATTTGCTTGTCTTTTTTGTAAAGTAGGTAAATTATATAAAACTCTGGAATCTGTAGGTTTAGGTCCAAGAACTAAATCTTCTATAGTAAGAGCATATTTATTTATTTTTTCATCGTTTTGTTTTTGTAAGTTGTAGCTTCCACTATCTTTTTGTTTTCTTATTATTTCTAATTTATCAAACCCTACTTTAGATTTAGAATCAGTTACATATAAAACTAAGTTAATAAAGTTTGGTGATACTTTATTTTTTACTAATTTATCAATTTCTTGATAATATTTAATATCTCTCCAAACATCAAAATGATTCAAGTCTAACCCTTTAATTTTCATTGCTCTATCCGCACCTAAAGATAATTGATATAGTCTCAAGTTAAATGCCATAGATGTTGGTAATGTTTTAAGTGTATTATCATCTTTATTATATCTTATAGGATAAGCGCTTCTGTATAATAAAAATCCACTAGGAATATCATCATAAGGATTTGCTTTTAAAGTGTATGGGTTTACATCATGTATTTTCATCCAAGATAATAAGCTTTTTTCACCACCTTTAATGGTATATTCTTCACCGTCATATTTATCTAAGATACTATTTCTCATAAATCTTTTGATTGATTCGCGTTCACTTGTTTTTAAGAAAGTGTATACATTTTGATCTCCAGGTAATACATCTTCATAAACTCTATTAATTAATGAATGATTTCCCATAGGGTCACTAAGTGAAATGTTGTAAATCTTATTAATATGAGGTTGGCTTGGTACCAAGTTATATGGTGCCATTTTACTTATCATTGTATTATTAACATCATATAAAGGAACTAAACCAGGAGGAACTTCTTCATCTTCTTCATCAAAACCAGATGTTAAAGTTTTCTTTGTTTCGAATTTTTCTTCATATGGTTTAGCTTCTTCTCTGGGTGGGAAAGGTCTATCTCCTTTTGGTGGGAAAGAACCATCGCCTTTAGGGGGAAATGGTCTATCTCCTCTAGGAGGGTATGGTTTATCACTTCTTGGAGGGAAAGGTCTAGGATTAAATGATTTTTCTCCTTGAGGAGGACGATTAGAATCCCAAGTTGGTTTTAAAGGTCTAGTATCAGATGGTTTGGGGTCTCTATCTTGTAATATTTTTTTAGCTTCATTAGTTTGAACAGCATCAGGTTTATCTATATATCCATTTTCAAAATATGCACCACCTTTTAATTTTCTTATTCCAGGGAAGAGTTCATTATAGGGTTCCTTGCTAAAATTTTTTAGATTATTATCTTCCATTTTTAATTTTCTTGTCATGTATCCTTTTTGATTTCCTAATACAGAAATATTATCTGAATCTAATTTCACTTTGTTCATACCTGTGTAATATGTATTACCTGAGATAATTTCTTCAGAAATTTCTTTTTTAATATTTTTATATTCTTTAAAATATGGATCATTTAATAATTCTGCGGGTTTGGCTACAACAACATTCTTATTTAAATAAAAGGAATCATTTTTGCTTCCTCTCAATTGTTGAGGTATGACTTTATCCAAAAATTTTTTAGTTTCTAAATCACAGGAATTATTTGATTTCAAAGACATTTTATGATTTCCCTCTATCAATGAATTTAAAAATGTATGTAAATCAAAGTAATTATTTTCATCATTTACATAAGGAACATCTGTATCTCTTTGACTAATTTCATAATGATTAGATAATGTTGATTTCTCAAAGTTTGAAATTTTAATATCAAATCCAATATTTGGTATTACCCATTTATCTTTTCCAAATTCATAAACATTTTCAGAAAATTCTTCTTTTTTGATGTAAATTAAAATATTATCAATAGTTAGATTATTATGTCTAAAACCAGAAAATTCATCTTGAATTACAGCAAGAGTATGAATTAATTGGAATAATAAAGGTTTATAATCACATGTATGTTCTTGTAAATGTTCCTTTAATAATTTTGATTTGAAGAAATGTTCTCTAACACGAACAGACATTATTTTATTTACTTCTTCAAATTCTACTTTTTCTTTTATAGAACTATATATGGGAATACTTTTAATTAATGATTCAACTTTATCAAATTCAACATCAAAATTTATTACAGGCAATAAGATATGATTTGTTTTTCTTTTTAATACTAACTGGCTTAATAAATAAGAAAATAAAGAATCATTATTAGAAGGAGAACTTAAATTATCAGTATTTGAATGATACATACCTATTTTAACTGTTACAGGGTAAGAATCAGAATAACGTTTTAGGTAAATAAGATTATCTTTTTGGTTGTAATCCATATAGGTAAATTTACCTTTTTTTAATTCATCTAATAATTCATTGGCTTCATCTTTTGATTCAATCTTAATATCATCAATACTTATCTTTCCTAATTGAATTTTATCGATATCAAAACAATTATTAAAAGAATTATTGTATAAAAAATTATAAAGTAAATTAATTTTTTCTTCCATTAAATACATTGATAAATTTTTTATTATTTAAAAACTATTATAATTCAAGAATGTCTAAATTATATTGATAATCATTTCCTTTGAAATAATTTGAGAATAAATATATTAATCTAATTAAATAAGCTTCAAAACATTCAATATGTCTTGTTCCTTGTGATTTTCTTAATTCAAATATGGATGTAATTTCAATAATATGTGATTTTAAATTTATATCATTAAAACATAAGATTAATTTTCTCATAATTTCACTAATAATTTCATTAGTAGCAATATTAGTAATGGATAAAATATAAAATATTTCTCTGCATTTTTTCAAAACAGAATAAATTTTTTTTGCATTGTAATTCTTCTTATTTATAATCATTTCAACTATTTTATTGATATTATCATCTTTTTTATTTTCATAAATACAACCGTTCTTTTTTAATTCTAATAACCATATAGCATTATGAATTTTTTGATTACAATTTCTTAAGATGTAAACTAAATCATCTTCTGATAAATCTATTTTTTCCATTTGTGATATATGTAATAATGTATTTATAATTTGAACATTATTTGGAAGAGGTACACGTATTTCAATGCATCTTGAACGCAAAGGTTCAATCATTTTAGATAATTGATCACAAATGAAAATGAATTTACATGTATCTGCATAATTTTCCATAGTTCTTCTTAAAGATGCTTGAGCTGTGTTTGATAAATTATCTATTTTATTAATTACTACGATTTTAAACAGTCTCTTGTGTTTTAAAATATTTAGTAGTTCTGTTTTAGCATAATTTTGAATAATTTCCTGAATTAAATATTTATCAAAACCATTTGAATTTGGTTCGATAACAATATGAAATTTAGATTGTTTAATGTTGACTTTTGTTTTAGAATTTCCATATCCATTAATTAAATATTCAACGTCATTTAATTCAATATTCTTTTTACCGTATATTTTTTCTAATAATTTATTAACTAAGAAATCTTTTCCTGAACCAGGTCTTCCATAAACAACTAGATGTTGAAAATTAGCAAATTTCCATATACCTCTTTCTAAATTTGTGATTATTTTTTCAAAATCATCGTCTGGTTTTTTCATAACAGAATCTATTTGATGATATACTTCATTATGAGTATCAAAACTATCTAATATTTTTTCTATAATTGAATGATGCCAAACATATTGATTGGAATCGTTAAAGTATTTATCAACTAAGAACATTAAATATTAAACGTGAAATATCTTTAAATATAAAATAAACTTTTATATTTTAATTAAAGAATGAGTAACCATTATGATAATGGGAATGACATATATTGATTTAAATGATTTTAGGTTTGAAAATATGGATGCAAATTTTATTAGAACTATAGTGTCTTTTATAGTAACTTTGTTTATAATATATTTATTATTGAATAATTAACATACTTAAAAATATGATGATAAAATTTATTATATGAATGAAAATTATTTAATCGAACCATTCATTAATAAAAAGATTATTTTGGAAAAATCAGAAAATATAGAAATAAACATTTTAAAACCTATTTTTGAAAAAGATGTTCTAGATACTAATTTTAAAAATGAGGGTAAAGGGAATGGATATTATTCTATAATGAAATTAGAAGAAAATAAAATTCGTTTATATTATAGAGGTGGTTATGATAGCAATTTATCACGAGATTCATATTCTACAGAATGTACATGTTATTGTGAATCAAGTGATGGATTAGAATTTGTAAGGACTGATAATCATGTTTTATTCCAAAATGGTTGTTCACATAATTTTTTCCCTTTTAAATTTAATAATCAATTTTATGGAATAGGTGGAACAACTTTAAGTATTGGTGGTTTAAAATTATTAAAATTTGATAAAGAATGGAAAATAGAAAAAAATTTTATTTCTGATAAAGATATTTTACCTACTCCACATGGTAACAATTATGATTCTTTGAACTTAGTAATTTACAATCCAAATGATAATTTATATTGGGTTTATTTAAGACATAATTTAAAAGTAGGAAGGTCTGTTCAATATTCTACTACTAAAGATCTAAAAAATTTCACTGATTTTAAAAGGATAAATATTAATTTATATGATGGTCAAATTTATGCAATGAATGTGTGTTCTTATCCAAATTCGAAAATATTAATAGCTTTTCCAACAATTCATTTCCAAGAAAATAATTATTATAAAAAATCATCGTTTGGATATTCTACCAATGGTTCTGACTGGGAGATATTAGATTCTAATATATGCAATATAAAAAACTCACACATGATGTGTCAAGGTATTATAGAATCAAAAGAATTAAATAAAATATTTTGTTACCCTTTCTTTATGAAAGAAGGAGTATTAAAATGTTATTCTTGGGATTTTCATAGAATCCAAGAAATTAAATGCGAGGATTTAGGAAAAATAAAGTTTGGTCCTTATAAATTTGAAAAAAACAAAAAAATCAAAATTAATTGTAGAACTATTTTTGACGGTTTTATAAAAATAAATTTAATTAGTAATAATAATCTAATAACAACTTCAAAAAAAATTAGAGGAAATCTTTATTTTAATGATATTATCTGGAATTATAATATTGAATTTGATGAAAATCTAGAGTATAATTTAGAATTTGAATTATATAAATCATCATTATACAGTATCTTATTCGAATAGAATATTTGAAAATGAAGTAGGAGTTCCAAAACTAATATCACAATTTACTTTTTTACCAATTATCGACGAATAATATTTTGTATGCAATCCATACCCTGGTCTAATAGATTTTACACAAGTTTCATCTATAATATCACCTTTTTTCATATCTTTTACAAAAAATAAAGACCGTCTAAATTTTTTCATTTCCTGTTCACCTTTTACACCACCATATGTTACCTTTCCTATGGTTTTTTCGACAATTCTAATCGAATCTACCATTTGTTTAAATTCATGTGGTTCTAAAGAAAAAGCATCATCTGGACTACCAGATTGTCTTGATAATGTAAAATGCTTTTCAATTACTGAAGCACCCAAACATACGCTTGCAATAGGAACTTCTATTCCTAAAGTATGATCAGATAATCCACCAATTACATTAAATGTATCGATCATATTTTTGATAGTTAATAAATTAGCATCTTCTGGTTTTGCTGGATATTCTGCAGTGCATTTCAACATACATATGTCTTTAGTTCCATTAGTTTTTAATACATTTATAGCTTCTTCTAATTCACCTGCAGATGCCATACCAGATGAAATAATAACCGGTTTACCAGTTTGTGCTATTTTCTTAATTAATATATGATCAGTAATTTCACAAGATGCTATTTTATAGCAAGGCACATTTAATGATTCTAAGAAATCAACAGCAGTCACATCAAAAGGTGAAGAGAAAGCATCCATACCTAATTCATGAGCTTTATCAAATAATTGTTTATGCCATTCCCAAGGCGTAAATGCTTTTTTATATAAATCATACAAATATAAATTATCCCATAATTCAGTCCCTTTAATTTTAAATAAATCAGTTTTACAATCAAGTGTTATAGTATCGGCTGTATAAGTTTGTAATTTAATTGCATTTGCACCAGCTTTTGCAGCTTCTTCTACTAATTGAATAGCTACATTAATATCTTGATTATGGTTAGCGGATAATTCTGCGATAATATAAGTTTGTTGTTTTGACTTGAAAAATTGCATTAATATATAAAAAAATATTTTTTTATATGTGTAATGGATAATTTAGAACAATTAGATTTTAATGATAAACATATTTTAGATAAAATTTTAGAATGGAGAAATGATGAAACAACTAGAAAATTTTCAAATAATACAAATTTAATTTCAAAAGATATTTTTGAAAAAATTTTGAATAAATATAAGGAATGCTCAATTAAACCATTACTTATTAAATTTCAAAAAAATGTAGTTGGCATCATTACCTTTGTAAAGAGTGATGATAAAATATTTATTGGAATAAATATTGATCCAAACTTTAGAAGTAAAAAGATAGGTTTCTTAGCGTTAACAGAATTAACTACAAAAAATTATTTACCTAATGAAGAAATATTTGCGCAAATTAAGAAAGATAATTCTCCATCTATTAAATTATTTCAAAAATTTTTTGAATTTAAAGCCGAAACAAATGATTATTTATTATTTTCTAGAAAATTTAATAATTTATTGTAAATTGTTGATATATTACATATATTAAATTCTTTTAAATTTTGAATATTTTGATTATCTGCTATTTTTAAACAAATTTGGGTCATATTCATAGCTAATCTTTCATATGCTGTTACTGATAAAGAACCAATACATAAATCATGGTCTAGATATTCTTGGATTAAATCATCGTAACTTAAATTAATTTTAATATTATAATATTCTTTATAAAAAGCAAAGTTTCTAATTGTGTCAAGATGTGTATTTAATGCTCCTACAACTATTGTTACTTTTATTTTATAAGTATTAAATAGGGTATCAAGGGATTTTAAAATTTGCAATGTAAAATTAGATGGGTCAGACCCACCTAACATTATAATTATTTTTTGTATTTTTCTAATATCATTTTTCTTATTATCTTTAAACTTTTTATTGATAATTACATGATCTTTTCCGAACTTTATTAAAGTATTATCTTTAATGCAAATACTTTTTAATCTATTAAAATCATCAGAACTAAAACAAATTAATTCATCACAATAATGCGAAAAATTAAATATATCTGTTAAAACAGTTATTTTCTTACAATATTTTGATAATTCAAATTCTATTTTTTCGTTATATCCGTAATGATCAATAAATAATTCATCATAGGAATCATCAGATAATATTTTAATCATCTTAGCTTTCTCTATTTCATTTGAATCTCCCAACCAAGATTTATAATCAGTTAAAACAGGATTAATTTTATAATCTAGTAAAATTAAATTATGATTTGCTTTTCTAATTTTATCAGCTATATTTAATTCATAATTTTTACAAACAAATGTATATTTATTTTCTGGATGATATTCACACATATTTAAACATCTCATTACATGACCAGTTCCTATTATATTATTGGAATCACATCTTATAAGAATATTCATTAAATATAATTAATATCTTGTTTTTAAATATTTAAAGATTTGAGAGTATTTAAATTATATAATGATTCCTTATGGTAAACAAACGATTGAAAAAAGAGATATTGATGCTGTTTTACAAGTTTTAAATGAAAATGAAATGTTAACAACTGGTAAATATGTTCCAGAATTTGAAAAAAAAGTATGTGAATATGTGGGGTGTAAATATGCTTTAGCAGTAAATAGTGGAACTGCTGCATTACACCTTGCAACTTTCGCATTAGATATTAAAGAAGAAGATGAAGTTATAGTACCGGCTATTTCTTTTGTTGCATCTGCCAATTGTGTATTATATCAAAGAGGTAAACCGGTATTCTGTGATATTAATCCAGATACATTATGTATAGATCATTCTAAATTAGAAAGTTTAATAACAGATAAGACAAAAGCAATTGTTATGGTTGATATGTGTGGACAACCTTGTGATTATGATAAAATAAAAGCAATAGCTGATAAATATAATTTGTTAATTATCCAAGATGCAGCACATTCTATTGGTTCTACTTATAAAGGTAACAAAGTAGGCTCTTACGCTGACATAACTTGTTTTTCTTTCCACCCTGTTAAAAATATTACAACTTGTGAAGGTGGTATGATGGTAACTAATAATGAACTATATTATAAGAGAGCATTAGCTTTTAGAACTCATGGTATATCAAGAGATTTTAAAGAAAGAGAAAAACAAAATACTCATTATTATGAAATGCAACATTTAGGTTTCAATTATAGAATACCTGACGTATTATGTGCACTTGGAATTGAACAATTAAAAAGATTAGATGACTTTGTAAAAAGAAGAAATGAAATAGCAAACTTATATAATGTAAATTTTAAAAATAGTGATGTTGTGCAACCTATTGTATGCAATTCTGAATGTTATTCAGCTTATCACATTTATGTTGTTAAATTCAATCTTGAAAAAATAGGTAAAACACGTGATGAAATTTTTAAAGAATTAAAATTAAAGGGTATAGGTGTAAATGTACATTATATGCCAATATATTTACATCCATACTATGAATCATTAGGTTATAAAAAAGGATTATGTCCAAACGCTGAATATGTTTATGAAAGAATGATAACATTACCAATTTTTCCTTTATTAGATAATGAAAAGATACAAACTGTAATAAGCAATATTAATAATTTTTGCAAATAAAATTATATTTTTTCCCACTCAATAAATGTACTTGTATTGCCAATTCGACCAGTTCCAAGTATATCAATTTTAATATCATTTATTTTTATCAAGTTTTTAGTTTCATATTCTTTTAATTTTGAATATAAATTTTTATTATAATATGATAAATTTCCAGTTGAAAGAAAACTTACACTTTCGCCAATTTGCCAGCCAACAGGTTCAAAATGAATACATTTTAATGAATTAGAAATATTTAATAAATTATCAAAAAAATCATTTTTTATTTCACTAATTTGTTCTATTGAATGTTTTGTAAAAACAAAACATTTATTAATTTTCCCATATTTTTCTTTAATTGTATTGAAAAAATTTGTTGAATTATTATAATCAAATTTATGTATATCAATATCAATTTTATTAAAAAAAGTTTTTTGAATGTATTTTTGAATATCACATCCTGAATTTGTATATTCTCCACTAATTATTTTAATATCTTTTAATGAATTAGATTGAATTAAATAAAAAATATTTCTTCCCCAGCCAGAACCTAATTCAATTACCAAATCGTATGCATCTTCTTTTAAGCTTTTATTTAAGATGTCATAGTATTTCAACCAAACTTCTTTCTGTTTATTAAAATCGACATTTTTAAAAATTTTACCATTATATACTACATTATTTTCGGATGGTAAACCATCTGAATTAAAAGTTATGTCAATAATATCTAATTTTTTCTTTGATTTAATTATATTACCTAAGTTTAACCAGTATAATTCATATTTGTTTGGTTTATTTTTTTTGTTGAGTAATAACTTAATATTTTTAGAGGTCATTATATATATATTAGTTAATTTTTTAATAATATATATATTTACGTTTTCTTTAACACAAGTGAATGAAAAACAAACTTTTCAGTTTGTTCATTGTAAGTTTTTATGATTTTCTCATTATAAATAGGTTTAAAACTATTATCATTTAATTTTATTAATTCTTCATTAGATATAAAATGAAAGTTATAATAATTTCCATGATATGGACTAGAAATTCTATGTATACCATTTAATGTATTTTCATCTATTTTTACAGCCGGCGAGTAATTTATAAATGCATCAGACTCTGGATGAGGATTAAAAGAGAAAAATAATCCATTAACTTTTAATTTATTTTTAATACCTTTTAAATATGAGAGAAATGTGTTATTATTTGAACAAAAATTTGAAAACACGTCAACAATTAAATCAAAATTGGTTACATTTAGTTTATCTAAATCAAACATATCAACATTGTATAATTTAGCCTCAAGATTTCTTTTATTTAATCTTTCATAATTAATTTGTATTGATTCATCTATAATATCTACTCCATAAACGTCAAAACCAAATTCAGATAAAAACCAAGTATTACCACCTGAACCACAACCTATTTCTAAAACTTTAATATTTTTTCTTTCTTCTAATTTAATGTTTCCAAAATATTTATAACAAATTCTTACTAATTCTTCATTTGGATAATTTCTTTGTGAATTTGCACCATATTTTTTGTATTCAAAATCATAAAACCTTAAACAATCAGACATATATTACTATTATAATAAATATTTTTAAATAGATTTAAAAATTTATTTGCATTTACTACTAATGAGTAAATTACCTTTTTACTATGATGAAATGTGGAGAGATCATCAAATTGAATATTATAAATTTAATGATTATGAATTAGTGAAAGATTTATCAGTATTTGAAAATGATTTTAAAATTATTATATTGATTTTTAAAAAAGAAGACAATAATATATTAGCTGGATTTGATGATGGTATAATATTTCCTTATGTAAATGAAAAAATTTTTTTATTTAATTCTGACTACTATAAAGAGTTTATTTTGAATAAAGTGAATGGTATAATTAATGAAATTAAAAAATTTTATGATAAAGAAATTAAAATTTATATGGAACCATATACACAATTTAAATTAGGGTTCAATTTATTTAATTATTTAAATTTTAAAAATGAAACAATATTAGATTTATTTAATGTAATAAATAAAAATAATATAACAAATGGAATGAAACCAAGTGTTAAAAATACAATAAATAAATACCTTAAAAAGAAAATTTTTACTGAGTTTAGTGTAAATATTTATTATGGCAATATTGATGCCAATATTTTTGAAAAATTTAAAAATAAACATTTTGAGTTAGCACAGAGAAAAACTAAAAGCGACAAATGTTGGGATATGTTAAAACAATTTATAATTGCAAAAAAAGCAGTTTTAGTAAATTATGATAATGATTTTGTTTATTTTTTTGTTTCATCTTCTTTATCGTATTATGCCATAAATGCATGTACTAAAAAATCAGATATATGTACTATATTAATTTATGAAGCATTTAAATTTTGTGGGGATAATAATTTCAATTATGTTTACTTATATCATTATGATGTTGATTCAAATGATTCTAAAACTAAAAATTTAAGTTACTTTAAAAAATCTATAGCAAATCAACTAATAAACAATTATTATATAAAAGCGTAAGTATTTTAAAAAGAATTTTATTAATTAAGATAATGATTAATAAAATGATTTTAGGTACAGTCCAGTTTGGATTAAATTATGGCATAACAAATACAACTGGTAAAATAGAGGGAAATGAATTAGATAAAATTTTTGAATTTTGTGATAATAATAAAATATATTATTTTGATACAGCTCAGGATTATGGAGATAGTGAAAACATAATACTTAAATATAAGCAAAAATTTACTAACTTTCAAATTATAACAAAGGCGAAATTTTTAAATAAAGATATTCCAAAAACTATAGATATATCAGTAGCAAAATTTGAATATATTAATTACTTTTTGTTACATTCATTCACTGATTATGATCCATTTGTAATTGAACAATTAAAAAAAAATAAGGCTATTTCTAAAATAGGAAAAATTGGTGTATCTGTATATACTGTTGAAGAGGCAATTATGTGTCTAAAAGATCTAAATATTGATTGTATTCAAATTCCTTTCAATTATTTGGATAGACAATGGTTCAATGAAGAATTTCAAAAATTAATTAGTTATAGAAAAATCGAAATACATGTTAGAAGTATTTTTTTACAAGGAATATTATTAAATCCAATAAAAAAATATCCATTAAATATATCAATAGACGATTTTAATACTATTAATAATAAAATCGATAATTTATGTACTTATTTTAATTTATCTAGATTAGAATTATGTTTTGCGTATATAAATAGTTTCGACTGGATAACTAAATTTTTGATAGGAATAGATAATTATCAACATCTACTATTAAATTATGATATTATTAATAAAAATTTAAAATTAACTGAGGAACAAATAAATATTATTCATAATAAATTAAATAATATTAATCCATTAATAACTAATCCATCTAAATGGATTTTTTAATTTAATCTTTGAAAACCACTATGCACAATAGGTCCATTTAAGAATTGTTCTATTGTGTTATTTTCCATATTACTTTTATATTTTATGAAAAAATCTTCAATTGCTTTCAAATATTTATCAATCTGTTGAATAGTATGAGACCATGTTATATAAAGCGATAAAGTAGCTAAATATCCTTTTGATAACATTTCTTGAATAAATAAAGTTTTAATTGCTAAAGGATTTTGATAACCAAAACTGAATGAGGTTATACAAGGTAATCCAGTTACAGATAATTTAATATCATGAGTTTTTGCTAATTCTTTTAACTTTTGTTGAAAATATTCACCTTTCATTTTAATGTTTTCAGCTACATTTTCTTTTACAAATTTATTTATAGTAGCTAAACCAGCTGTAAAACCAATACCTTCTGTCCAATAAGTAGATGAAATAAATGTATCTTGTGCTTTTTGCATTACTTGTTTAGTACCCAACACAACACCCAATGGGAAACCATTTGAAATAGCCTTACCAAATACAGCTATATCAGGGTTAACATTAAGATTTAAATGTAAACCGCCATTAGTTAATCTAAATCCCGATGTTACTTCATCAAAAATTAAAACTGAATTATTTTTATTACATAATTCTCTTACTTTTTGCAAAAAATTATCTTCAGGATATATTCCTCTCATTGGTTCCATAATTACTACACCTATTTCATTATCTTTAAAAATATTTTCTAATTCTGTTATATTGTTATAATTAAATGGATAAATACTACCTTCCAATACGGATGGTACACCTGTTGATGATAATCCTGATAACAAATGTTTATCTAATCCAGTAGTATTAATATTAGTTGCTAAATACCAATCATGCCAACCATGATAACCACAAAAAGCTATTTTATATTTGCCAGAATATGCTCTAGCTATTCTTACAGCAACAGCACATGCTTCGCCTGATGATCTAGTATATCTTGCCATATTAGCCCAAGAATGTAGTTCTAATAATTTTTCAGTTAATCTAACTTCATTAGGATGGTTTAAAGTTGACATTGAACCACGATTAATACAATCAATAACTGCATTAGTTACATCTTTGTCATTAGCTCCTAATATACAAGAACCTACGCCATTTATACCCATATCTAAATATTTATTACCATCTAAATCAGATACTTCAATTCCATCTACTTTTGAATAATAACTTGGCCAATTGTCAGGTAAAAACATTTCGGGTCTTTTTGACAATAACTGTGTTCCTCCAGGAATAATTTCTTTTGCTTTTCTATATAATTCTTGTCCCGTTCTTTCTGAATCATGACTATTTTTAAGAGATTCATATTTTTCATAATTTTCATCTAATAATTGTAGAACTTCTTCAAAAGAAAAATATTCTACTGATTTAAAGTTTTCAAAAACATATTTTGCAATATCATAATGACATTTTTTATCAATGCTTAAATGTAATTGCTTAAAGTTATTCTGTAAATTTGTAAATTTACAATCAAATAGCGCAATCTTAAAAAGATGTTTATACTCGGATAATTTATATTTTATATAACCAGTTGCGTGTTCTCTAGCATCTTTTTCATTTTTCCATACATATTCTAATATTTGTTTATTAAAAATTTCCATATCAGAACCTTCGGGATAAACTATTTTATCATTATCATCAGTATTATATAAGTAATCTAATTTATTTTCTTCAAAATAATCAATCATTTTGTCTAAAATTTTATAATCAACATATGGACAGTCAGATGTTATACGTACTATAATTTCAGGATTAAGTAACTTGGTTAAATAATAAAAACGATTTAGTAAGTCTTTTTCATCTCCACGATAACAATCTATTCCTAAATTGATACATAAACTATAAATTTTATCATCTTCTATATTTGTTGTTGTTGCTACAACAATTTTGTCTATTTTAGAAGATAATTTTATTCTATCATATATTGTTTGTAAAATTGTTTTATTATTTAATGGTAATAAAACTTTATTTTGAAGTCTTGATGAACCACAACGAGCTTGAATAATGACTAGTTTCATTATTTAATTACGTAATTATTCTTTAAATTAATAGTTTAAAATACATTTTTTATCAATAAATATATATGATAATATTTGTTGATAATTACTTAGAAATTTTAGATAATGTGATATTTAATTCTTGTAATTTTGTTCAAGAAAAAAAAATAAAAACAGGACATAAAATTGGTTATATGAGTATATTAGATAATTTTTTATATTTTAGAACACCATCATCTGGTATTCAAATGGATTGTGAAAAAACAAAAAGATATGATATTTCAGATCCATTAAATCCGGTTATTAGTAATGATTTTGAAGTAAAAAACTATGTTGCTTCACATAATTTATATTTTTTTAAAGATAAACAAAATAATATAAAATGTATTGGTGGTCAACATAGAGGAATCAGAAATATACAAGTTATTAATCCTAATAAATTTTTCCCAGAATATCATAAATCAACTCCATTAGTCAATAGCTATATTAATTTTACTAGTTCCGTAATGAAATCATATTTCATGAAAATATATGATTCATCAAAACCATGTCCATATTATGCTAATGGATTACATTTATTCGAATTAAAAGATAATAAAACAATATGTTTGAATAATAATATGCCTATTTTAAATGGATTAAATGAAGGAAGATGTGATGGATTTTATGGTCCTTATGATATTGAAAGAAAATCTTTACAAAAATCATATGGTGGGATTTCAGTTTTTGATTCCATGGCTTCTGTTGTTTATGATAAAGAAAATGATATGTATTTTTTATATCAACGTGCTAATTTGTTACCAGGATGCAGAAGTATTCAGTATTGTACGTCTAAAGATTTATTAAAGTGGTCTCCTTTTAAATTGATAAGTTTTGGTCCTAATTTTGATTATTTTCAAACTAATGTTTATTATTCTAATTTTTTTAAGGTTGATGATACCAATTTTACAGTTGGTATTTTACCTTTTACTTATCCAAATGGTAGTTCCAATTTATTGGAAAAAACAAACAATTTAATAAAAAAAGATTCTGATGTAATAATTCCTTCATTGGATAATATAATTAAAAATGATGGAAATTATTGTCAAAATCCAACTATTCATAGCAATCGATTATTATTAGCAAGACTAGTTCAAAATAGAACAACTATCAAAAGTTTAGGAAAAACACCTATTTTAAAAAGAGGATCTAATGTAAACACTAAAGTAAATAAAAACAATAAAATTGTGAAACCAAAACCGGTAATTAAAATACAAGATACTAATGTAATTTTATATTGGTCGTTAGTATACTCATTTGATTATTGTAATTTTAAATATATGGGCACTGTACTAAAATTACCAAGTGATGTTCATTCACATCCAAGTTCATGTAATCATCCATATATTTTTAATAATAAAATGTATTTCTATGTGAACCTTAATGATACTGATACATTAATTATATATTCATTAGGTAAAAATAGATTTAGTTATATAACAAATGAAGGGAAAAGACATGCTAATGTTAGAACGAAACTTATCCATTTTGAAAATGAAATTTTCATCAATTTCTCTAAAATAGATTCTGGTAGTTTAAAAATACAATTATTAGACAAAGACAATAATATTTTACCAGGATTTTCATTTGATGATTTTGATCCAGTAACAAGTAATGATTCTATAGAATATAAATTATCTTGGAAAAATGTTTCTGTATTACCATTAGCAAATGTTAAATTAGAAATACAATTATTAAATGCAAATATTTACAGTTTAAATGGAAATATGGTATAAAATCAAAACAATATGTGTTTAAAGAATATTTTCATTATATAATAATATATGATTGATACATTATTATCTAATGTTGCTGATTTGGTGAATGATAAAGTAATTTTTATTACTGGAGGAACTGGATCTTTTGGTAATGAATTAACAGAAGTTTTATTATCTAAATATCAACCAAGAAAAATTATCATTTTTTCAAGAGATGAATTCAAACAATTTACTATGAAACAAAAATTTCCTGAATCTAAATTCCCTTGTATGAGATATTTTGTAGGTGATGTAAGAGATTATGACAGATTACTTATGGCTACCAGAGGTGTAGATGTTCTATTCCACGCTGCTGCTATGAAACAAGTAGATACTATTGAATATAATCCTTTTGAAGCAATTAAAACAAATATTAATGGAACTGAAAATGTAATTAAATCTGCTATATTTAATAAAATACCTAGAGTAATTGGTGTATCTACTGATAAATGTGTAAGTCCAGTTAATTTATATGGTGCTACTAAATTATGTCTTGAAAAATTAATTATTTATGGTAATATGATGTCTGGTAAAGATGGACCTATTTTTTCTGTATTAAGATATGGTAATGTATTTGGTTCCAGAGGGTCAGTTGTACCTTTATTTTTAAAACAAAAAGAAAATGGTGTGATAACTGTAACTGATGAAAAAATGACTCGTTTTACATTAACATTAAGACAAGCTATTACATTTGTATTAAATAGTGCATCAATTATGAAAGGTGGGGAAGTTTTTGTTCCTAAATTACCAAGCTATAATATTATGCAATTAGCAAAATGTGTTGATCCTACTTGTCAAATAAAAGTTATTGGAAAAAGACCGGGTGAAAAGGTTCATGAAGCTATGATTTCTAGCAGTGAATCATACAGAACAAAAATTATGCCTGATTATTATGTAGTTTTACCTGAAATTAAAGTTGGTACAGATTATTCTATGTATGGAGATAAAAATATGGATGATGAAGTTGAATACTCATCTGGAAATAATGAATTGATGAAAGATGAAGTGTTATCAGTATTAATCAAAAATTTATAAGTAAAAAAATTGTATTAAAAATTAGTTTATTAATAATCTAATAAACTAATGCGTATTTCAGAATTATTCGTTAAATATATGGAATATCTTGAAGCTACTGTCGTTGTTCAAGGTTTGGTTACTACATCTAGATCTCAAAAAGATTTAACTTTCATTAAACTAAATGACGGTTCACACCCAGATGGTATTCAAGTAATTGTAAATGGTTCAGATAAATTTAATGTCGGTAGTTCTCTATCAATTGAAGGTAAACTGGTAAAATCACCAGCTGAAGGTCAATTATTTGAATTACAAGCTGACAAGATTACAGTTCTTGGACATTGTGAACCAACGGATTATCCCCTTTCAAAATCTAAAATGTCACTTGATTATCTTAGAGGATTTAATCATCTAAGATTTAGAACATCTACTTTTGGTTCTGTTTTTAGAATTAAATCTGCTATCAGTCATGCTACGCATAAATTCTTTGAAGAACAAGGTTATCTTCATCTTGACCCAAACATTATGACAGTTAATGAATGTGAGGGTGGTGCTGGAGTATTCCAAGTAACTGAACGTGATATTACTTTCCCAAAGAAACTACCTTTTGAAATGGAAGAAGTAAAGAATCTAGTTACAAATAAAATAGAAAAATTCCCTACAGATAAATACGACTGGGCTTCTGACCATTTTAGTAAACCAGTATATTTAACTGTTAGTTCACAACTTCAATTAGAAGCAATTGCATGTTCTCTAGGTTCTGTATATACAACAAACAAATCATTTCGTAGTGAACATTCAAGCACAAATAAACATCTTTCTGAATTTTCGCATCTAGAGATTGAGTCATGTTTTATTAATCTTGATGATTTAATGTCAGTTGGTGAAAATTATATTAAATATGTTGGAAAATATTTACTTGAACATTGTGATGCAGATATTAACAATCTAAGTAAATTTGTTTCCAAAGGGCTCAGAGAACGTATTGAAACTATTGTTTCTACTAATTTTTATCGTGTCAAGTATGATGAAGCAATTAAAATTGCTCAAGAAAAAGGTAAGAACATTAAATATGGTGAAGATCTTTCTTCAGAAGTAGAAAACTGTTTAACCGAACATTTTAATGGTCCAGTATTTGTTTCTCATTGGCCAATTGATATTAAAAGTTTTTACATGAAACAAGATCCTGAAAATCCTGAAATCTGCCATAATTTTGATCTTCTAATGCCTTATAAAATTGGAGAATTAATTGGCGGTTCAATGAGGGAAGATTCTTATGAGAAACTTCTAGAAATGATGAAAAAGAAAGGAGTATCTGAAGAACCTATGAAATTCTATACAGACCTTCGTAAATTTGGAAGTGTTCCTCATGGTGGTTTTGGTCTTGGATTTGATCGCATGACGATGTTATATACTGGTATGGAAAATATTAAAGATACAGTTCCCTTCCCTATTTCATATCGTAATTGTGATTATTAAAAAATTGAGTTATTTTCTTTATTAAATTAAAACTAATGATATAAATGAGTCAAAGTACTGAAAATAACCTGGATTTAACTGAAAATCCAATATCGGATAATACAAATGTATTATCAAATTATGATGTAGTTTTAATTGATGAAACTACATTAGAACCACCATCGATAGAGTTACCTTTAGTGCCTGCAACAGTTGATGTTCCAGCTATTGAATCGCCAGAATCTAGTCTAACAGCACAAGAAAATAATCAACCAGTTGCACAAGAAAATAATCAACCAGTTGCACAGGATAATAATCAACCAGTTGCACATGATAATGGAGAACATGATAATCTCAATGCCGATGATTTTGTAAATTATCTAACTAGTTTATGGGGAAGTGAAACAAATTTTGATAAAGATGTTAATGAACTAAAACCATTAGCAAATATTTCAAACGATGTTCTAGAAAAATTTAAAAAGAGTGTTGAAGATAGATATAATGATATACGAGTATTAGGTAATTTTTCTTACACTAATAAATTAGAAAAGGAAGTAAGACTTAAGAAAAATGAATTAAGCAAAGATGACATTAAAACATCTTATATTGCAATGAATGATTTATATCGTTACAATAAAATTAATACTGAAACTATGAACAAAATTAATAAAGTTTATGTATCTGAAAAAGTTAAAGATGTGAATAAGAATAAAATGGATTTAGGTAATTATCGTTTTATTCAGGTTCATTCAAAACCATTAAAATTAATTGATAGATTATGGTGTCTAAGAGTATTTTCAATAGTTAAAGACTTGGATACTTCTATTTTTAAATCTAATTTGCTCAAAGGTATGACAGATTCTACAATTAAAGTAGCTGACGAGAATACTCAAAGTAGAGATAATGTAATTTTAATTGATATAGCAAAAGCTTTCGATTCTTGCGAATATGACATTATTGAAGATTTAATTGAATCTAGTTTAGCTAGGAAAACAACAGATAAATTAGCTGAATCACTAACTAAACAATATATGTATATTCTTAAAAACAGAAATCTATATTTTAAAGACAAAGAAATTAATTATAAGAAAGGTTTACCTACTGGATTTCCATCTTCTAATATTGTATTCAGTTTAATTATGGATGAAATTATATATAGATGGCAATTTATGACAAAAGAATTCTTTACTATTGGTAAAGATTTCAAAATCAATATATATGTTGATGATATTTATCTTAAAATAATTAATCAAAATATTAAAGATCCACTGGTAATTACATTAGTTGACACATTACAAAGTTTCAAATTAAAAGTAAATTTTGAAAAGTGCAAAGCTGATGCTAAATTGAATCTAGATTTTTTCACTGATTTAGAAGAAACAGACATGTATTTAGGTATTCCTTTCACTAGAGATACAAAAAAATACACAGATTTAATGTTAAAAAAATATGGAAATAATGAAACATATAAATCGGTTTATGATAAATTAAAAACAGAAAACCATCCTGAAAGAAAACAATTATTTGGATTTTTCAATTATAAACTAAAACCATTATTAAATGGAGAAGAATTAATTGATTTCATTGAAAAATATCTGGTCTAAAAAAATTGTTTAATATTCTTTTAATTATATTATTTTATATATTACTGGATTATTAATGTATGTTACTACTGTTTACGACTTGGCTAAGGATTGTAATATGATGTTGGATAAAAGTTTAATCGATTGTTTTGAAGAAATTACAATTGATTCTGAAGAACTAGAAGAACTAGTAGAAAATTACAATCAAGAACAACAGTTAGGCATCATCAATACATCATACCAAACTAATGATATCAATATAAATAATACATTAGAATATAATATATTAGAAGATACATTAGATAATACATTAAATAATCATCAACAAAATAATTATGAAAAATTGAATAAAAATAAAATTCATAATTATCTATATCATATTAATGAAAAAGAAAGAGAATATAATGGTACAACAAGACAATATCGAAATACAACAAATAGAAGATCTGGAAAAAATGATTCATCAATTAAAAGAGATGAACATTTCAAAAATAGAACAAATCGAACTGTCGATGGAGATAAAGAATTTGTTAGAAGGAAAAGATATAATTACAACAGAAACAAACCGATTGAACAATTTGGTATTTGACTTATATACTTCTAATAAAAAAGATAAATGCTTAAAATGTGAAAGAATAGCTGATTATATACAAGTTGATTCTAAAGAAATACTCTGTTGGTTACATAGTATATAATAATTTGATTAATTTATAAAAAATTTGAAATATATATGTTTTCATTTTAAATTATACTTATAATGAAAACATCAGACAGTATCAAAGAAATATATCCTAAAATTAATTCTTTGCTTGGGGAAATAGATAATGAAGTGAAAGAATCTCTGAAAAGGATTAAAAAGGATTTTAGTTCTGCTTTAATCGAAGAAAAAATAACTTTTTTGAAAACGATTTGCAATGGCGAAGGTTTAGATTTCTCTGAAATGAAAGAAAAATATTTGAATGAAAAAGAAAAGAAACTGATTAAAGAACAAGTAGAAAATAAAGATTTTAGTAATGAAGTTCTATTAAGTTCCGTTAATATCGATGGTATTCAATATTTTTACGAAAATAAAGAAAAAGGGAATGTTTATGATCTTAAATCTAAAGTTGTTGGAGTTGTAAAAAATGGTGTACCAATGCTTAATAATTAATAATTTTATTTATTTATAATTTCACTAATTATTAATAATTTTATTTATTTATAATTTCACTAATTATTAATAATTTTATTTATTTATAATTTCACTAATTATTAATAATTTTATTTATT